TTGGATCTTTTAATGCTTCCACTAATCTATGTCCATACCGCATATTCATTACACCCTCATAAATCGCCTCAGGATATGCTCCTGGAGCCGATGGTTGTGCAACACAATCTACTGTAACAATTTCAAATTCCGAAACTGCTCCGTTAGATTCATTAACATTACCACTACCTCGGCTTGATACACCAAGTTTAACACCACTTCCTAACATTGTCTCTACGACTTTGCCCATTGGTGTTGGTAATATTTTTAACTTCCCATAACCGTTCGGTCCATCCATCCACATTTCTGTGATCATATGTGACACTCGGTCTAAATTGATTTTTAAATCATCTGGGTGATCTATTTCGCCTAAAACGCTATAGCCACCTGTGATTTGTTCATTTAATGTGCGAACGGCAGTTGTGATTTCTTCCATTGGATATACACGTTCATTTGCATTTTTAACACCCCCTTGGATGCAAATGCCCTTCATGTATAAGTCCTTGCCACTCTTGCCATCATCCTTAGACTCAAGGATAATGTTAGCTTGATTAAATGATAAGTTTTCTCGTAATATAGACATATTATGCTCCTATATTAAACTCTACGCTTTCCGTTAGTAGGACGTCTTGTATTAGAAGGACGTTTGTTCTTGGAACCTAAAGGACGACCACGTCGTTTCTTACTTTCAATAACGCTCTTCTTGTCTGTGCCACCTTCTTCGTTGTTCTTAGGAGCTTTTACATTGCTTTGACGAGGCTCTGTTGTGCTGTCGCCTGCTTTGTAAGAGATCTTAGCGTTGTTACTGTGCTCGCTGTTAGTAAAGTTAACTGGGTTAGCCAATGCGCCTTTCTTACCGCTGTTATCGTTGTTAATAGTTTTCTTATTAACTGCAACACCTTTCTCACCAGCCGCTCCAACTGACTGACCTTCAGTCTTATTAGCAATGCCTTTAGATACTTTAGTTAAAGATACGTTTTCATCAATTTCAGCTTTAAGTGCTTCTTCAAGTTCATCAGCTTCATCTAAGTCTTCTGTGTCTTCTTCAATGTGCTCTTCGCCTTCATCTAAGTCTTCATCAGCACTTTCGTAAAATGATTTGCCTTCATCTAAGTCTTCATCGTCTTCTTCATGTAACTCATCAACAATGCTTTCATCTAAGTCTTCATCTTCGAAGCTCATTTGACGTTGGTGACGTGGGTTGCGTGATTCTTCCATTTCTGGTTCCATCTCCATGTCGCCATCCATTTCAGGTTCCATTTCCATGTCACCGCCCATTTCACCGCCCATGCCTTCATCACCGCCAACGATAGAATCAAATTCTGCCATTAGTTCGTCTAGCTTGTCTTCTAAGTCTACAACACGGTCTTCAAGTTCGCCTTCTTCTGCGTCCATACCCATCATGTCATCGCCGCCCATTTCGTCGCCCATGCCCATTTCAGGTTCCATGCCCATTTCGTCGCCCATGCCCATTTCTGGTTCCATAGCCATTTCGTCATCATCTTCATGGAAGCCACGTTCTTCTGCTTCAACATCGTTTAACAATTCGTCTACTTGGTCACCACCCATTCTATCGTGATCCATTAAACCCTCGTAAATTTTACGAGACTTATCAACTACAATTGAGTGGAAAAGTGCTTTTGCTTTTTTGTCGTCATCATTGATCACGTATTCAATCAATTTTTCAAATTTGTTCATGTGAGAGTTCTCCCTAGGTTTTAAATTCTCTTTGTATAGTGGTATTTACAAAAGGTGAATGAAAAAGGTTGTTTTAGTCAAGAAAAAAGGTATAAAAAGTCTTTTTATACCTTTTTGTTAAAATCAGTTATCTATATAATTTTTAAAACATTTTCTAATAAGTGCCGGCATCCATCGTTGTACTATCGTCATATTTTAAATCTAATTCACCTTGTAAATCTATTTGATTGGCTAATGTACCTGTAATTACACCCCAAGCCGCTGGACTTGCTGGTACGCTACTAAATGATAAATTACCTGCACCGTCTGTTACTAGAACATGCCCATTTGTACCATCTGCCGTTGGATATTTTAACCCTGCTGAAGTAAGATTTTTTATTTGTAAATCCGAATACGCTGTAATTGGTAAATCACCAACACTATCACCAGTTGCTGTAGTTATAGCAAATACAAACTCTTGGGCTGATTTATCCCATAGTAAAGCTGTATTATCACCGGTTGTACCTCGCTTAAATATAAATCCTATGTCTGTATTATTAGCATTTGCATCAGCTAAGTTTACATTCATTTCAATTATTGGATCACCAATGACCCATTTGCTTGTATCTATATTCGTACTCTTTGGTTTAGTTAATCCCATTTATTTTTTTCCTTAAATTTGTACCCAAGTGGTCCATGTGCTACCAGTATCTGTACTGCGCCTAGTCCAAATTTGAGCATCGTTAAACACCTGTTGTTGGATCAATGGTCCGGAAGCCTGAACTTGTAATGTTATGTAACTTCGATTCCCAGGGTAATTACTAATAGAACCTCGAGATATGTACATTCCTGGAATTAGCATTGAATCTATATTAGTCGACGATGTTATATCAACGTGCGACATTATACGATGCAACGGTGCCCATAATGTACCATTTATTGATTGATTTCTATAATACAAACCGGTGGTATCGACGTCATCACATAAAATTTGGAAGCCTCGACTTGACTGTGACTTAAAAGTTACGCCAGTTGAATGTGAACCTGTTGGTGAATTATTCGATGTGTAAATTCTACTGAAACCAACAGGGATAGTTGAACTATCCATTGTTGCACCGAAATCATAACTACCTGATTGTAAACCTATTCCTTTCTGATAATCTGTTCCACTTAGTGAGTGTAATTGATCGGCATCTAATCCGGAACCATCACCGTCTACTGTTTTAATAGACGTTAATAACTCTGCCGATGTTTGCTTTGTATAACTTATAATACCTGTAGCGTTATCATAACTTATATCACCGGTTGCTGATATCTCACCCCGGATATCCGATTGTGTCGGAATTAAATTAATTATTTGATTTGAATTATTTTTTATATATAAGGCTTCATCTGCAGTATTAACTGCTAACTCGCCTAGTTCTAGATCACCGATTAGTGGCACTTTAGATGCCACGGTACTTCTTTTTTGAATAAATTTTGGCATTATAATTTGTTACCTGTTAAATTAGTTTTTGTTTAGTTATTGTAGTATTTACAAAAAATAAACAAAAAAATTATATTAGTCAATAAAAAAGGTAGAAAATATTATTTCCTACCTAACTTATGTTACATTATTTACTATTGATAAATTAGAATTCCATTTCATCAGCACCCATGGCGTCAGGGCCATATTGTTGCTGTATAACTTTTAGCTTCTCTTTATGCTCGTAATTTCGCACGTCATTCATTTGTCGCATTTTATTAATCTGCATTAAAGTCAATCGGGTTTTGCGAGTATTGTCTTTCTGAAGTTGACTATTGTCATCTCCTAAGTCTTGATAAGCTGGTACAGCTTTATTATATAAATCTTCTAATAGCATATTGTTATTTATTTATTCTATACAATTCAGACTGGTTGGATTGTTGCTCTTGGAGAAAGCACTGTTACAGTTTGAGCATTACTAGTTACAACCTTAGTTTCATAGCTTTCGCCTGACGCTAATGTAATAAGTGTATAATTATCATCTGTGTGATTGCCATCTAGATCAACATATGATTGCATCTCATCAGCATAAATTGGATCACTATCAACTTCATGCCATCTTGCCATTTCAACAATTTCTTTACCACTATTAGTAATAGAGAATGTGCTTGAGCCTTTGAATGTTTTTCCACCAACAGCTGGATCACCGTTGTTTTCGACTTCCGTTGAACTGCCTTCTTCTAATTCTACCGTCTTGCCTTGTGGATTTGCTACTAATGGTAGATACAATCCGTTTGGGGTTGTAACACCTGTTCCTGGATATACCACTACTATGCCGCTTGTACATGTTACTTTCATCATAATTTTTATTCCTTGTATTTTAAGTAGCCTTACGCTATGCCTGTATTTAGTTAAGTACTGGTAACGTTAGGATTAAACCTCAGGTGTTTCAGTTTCTGCACCGCCTGCACCTGCTTCTTCTGGACCTTCGATGTCGAGATCCATATCCTCATCACCAAATTCTTCCATGCTACCCATATCAGCATCAAAGTCTCCAGGGCCAACACCAACACCACGCATATCAGATCCTTCGGCATCGATACTTTCATCTTGTCCGTTTTCTTCACGCCACATTTCTTCGTTCTCTTTCATTTCAGATTCTGTTAAGCCCATAAAGCGTTTCAATGCAAAGCGTTTAGATAGATAAGGGATTTCTGCTACACTTCCATAGTTTCCTAATCGTGTGCTGTCAAGTTCAGATTGTCTATAACTTGCGAAGTTCTGAGGGGCATTGAATTTTAAATCAAAAATGCCGGAGTCAATGTTGTAACCTCTCCAGCGTAAAAATAGTTTAAATTCATCGTTTAACTTTGTAACAATCGTGTTTTGCAAGCGTTCGCAATATTGATTGAAACGAAATTCTTGTATAAGAGCTGTACCCATTCTACCATCATTGAATGTTGTTTGCGAATCGTCAGGTCCGGTTGGGAGATAACTACTTGGTACTCTTAAACCACGTGCCATCTTATTATTAAAGTACTTTAAATCGTCTATCTCACTTAAATTATCAGCACCAGGCAAGGTTTCAACTCTCGAACCACGCCCTTCTGCTGTTTGTGGGAAGAAGTAATCTTCGTTAATGCTTAACGGATTGTAACTTGCATCTAATAAATTCTGACTACCACCTGTCTCAGTTGGGATTCTGCGTTGATGTATTTCATTTTTAACACGCTCTACAAAGCCCATAGCTAAGTGACTTGGCATATTACCTACATCAATATAAAATACTCTACGCTCCGGTGCTCGTTGTACACGATAAATTAAGATTGAATCTTCAAGTAATTCCTTCTGCTTATATACTTTGAATATTTGTTCTAAAATACTTTGTCCAAAAGGCCAAAAGTAATCTAAGCCTTCGGTTAAACTTAAATGCATTATATGTTGTGCTTCAATTGCTGTTTCTGCTGGACTGTTACTAAAACGTCCGTGTTGGCCAGACTCTACATTGTTAGGCACTGTATAATTAGTAGGAGCCGAATATCCACCTTGCCCGCTTATTGGATTCTTTTGGAAGTCACTTGTTGTTTTAGCCGCTACTGTTAAATTCTCAAAGTTAGGGTCAATGTCTATGATTAAATATTGCTCGGGTTCTTTACCCTTGCTTTCGTTAACGATAACTCTCGACACTTTTACAGGTTCGACCCAGCTAAGTTCAAATGTTTCTGGATCACGCAAAAATACTTGATCTCCGTACTTAATCGTATTTCTAAACACTTTAAACATACGTTTATCAAATTGATTTAATTTATACCATTGCTTTAATTGTTGATCAATGATTTTAATTTCGTTGTCTGTTGGATCTTCTTTATAGTCAAGATCAAATACAGTACTATTTTGTTCGTTTATTTGTGTACTAAATTCTGCGATAATATCTAAACAGGCATTAACTTCTGAATCCATATCCATAGATTCATATGCGTTATATCGTTCAACACGATTTGGGTGACCTGAATATACTTCCGGTAAATTTGATTGATAATTTCTATAAGCGAACTGATCGGTGCCAGAATGTATACCTGATATAGGACTCATTCGTCCGCTAGTTTGACCTTGATTCTTTGCCAACCGGAAATACTTTTTCCAGGTCATATATTACTCCTTCGTTTATCTTTATTGTTTTGTATTTATGTTAATTATGTGTTAGCACTAGTGATTGTTAGTGATGATAAACTTGAGCTCATATTCCTCAACAATGCAACAGTATCATTAGTTGCTTTTAGTTGTGCTACTGTATTATTAAGATTAGATTTTGCAATTTCCATTTGTTCTCTTGACAATTTATTATCATTATTGTTTTGATCAGCATCATTTTTACTTATGTAAGAAAGTATCTTCTCTAAGAAACTTTCATCGTCGGATTTTTTATCATTCTTAATAATCTGTGCAGGGTCAGGTAAATTAGATGGAACCGGATCCTTTCCAACACCGGGATAAACTTGCAATTTTAAATTTTGAGGATTAGCCAATGGATCATATCCGTTAATTGATTTAGGTTCAGAATCACCTAATAGTTTATTTTTATCAGGTGCAGGACTAGCCAATTGATCATTTACTTTATCAAAATTTTCTCGTGCATTTGATAATGTTTCTCGTGCAGGACTAGCCAATTGATCATTTACTTTATCAAAATTTTCTCGTGCATTTGATAATGTTTCTCGGGCGGCACTATATTCTTTTAATTTTTTCTGCATAGCTTCTTCGGCACCTAGTTGCTTAGTAATGCCGGTTATGTGTTGTTGATCGGCTCTTTCTTTAAGTACTTGCATTCTAACATCATCACTTAATTGCTTATTAAGTTGTTTTTGCTTAACATATTCTAGTTTAGCTTCTAGATTTGACGTAACTAACCTAGATTCTTTTGACTTATTAAGGTCATCAGTGACATCATCAGATGATATGGTTCCTGTGATTATTTTAACCTCGTTCATCATATTATTAAAATAATCACTTATACTATCAACAGCACTACTATTCTGAATCGATTTATCATACTCTCCCATCATAGATTCGACTAATTCGGCCGAATCGTCGAATCTACTAAGTGTTGATTCTGTTTTTTTCTTAAATTGTGCCCGAGCTTCTTCTGCATTACGAGTTTCTATAACTAGATTAGCTGATTTTATGTCGGCTACTACTTTTTCCTGTTTGTTTAATGCTATTGCCGCAGTTGCTAACTCTTTTTGTTGAATTGCTCGCATTTTTTGCAAATCTAATATCATCCCATCTTCGATACGTGCTTTTTCAAAAAACTTACCTTTAAGTGATTGATCTTTTTGAACAGATAATGATATAATTCTTCTATTATGGTTTTCTATATTGCTTGTTAAATCACCAACAGCATCTTGTAAGTTGCGTAGTTTACCTTGTTCCGTTTCATGATACGCCACTTGTTTTCGTAATTCTGTTAATTCCTCACCTTTCATTTCTTTGATTTGTGCTTCTATTGCATCTGCAGATGATATGTCTTTGTTTTTAATAGCATCCTGCTTCATTTTTTCTAAATCATTAATCGATTCCATGTGAGCAGATAATTCATTGATACGCTTTTGATGGACTGGATCTTCAACTTCAGCCACTGCTGAGTTGGTACTCGAAAACTCTTCACTAAATTTATAAATTTCTTCAGTTACTGCTTCTAATGCTTCAGCAAACCCCCGAATAGTCATAGTTGCAAGTTTAGTACCAATGAATGTTGCATTAATATTACTGGTTGTTTTTTGTAATGATTGCTGTGCGTTTATTAAATCGTCAGTGGCGGGTGACGTGCTTTCTTTAACTTTTAAACCAATGGACTCCCATAACTCCTTAACACCTTTTAAATTCTCTTTGTTCATCGCCGCATACATTTCATGAAATGGCATAAATGCTGGTAAGTCGCCGACGGCTGCAATTGTATTATCCCATGTATCTGCAAACTGTTTAATTTTTTTAATCATCATTGAATCATTTGTTTCTAACGTATTTCTGAATTGTTCATCACCGGCCATTGCCGCTGACTGGAAACTTGCAAATACTTTGTCAATTCCCATACGCAAACCTTGTTGTTCTGCTTCACCTGTGTAAAATCCGGTTGCTCTACCTCGGAATGCTTTACCGGCAGTTTCACCATAACGTTTAGTAATTAATTGAGAAGCTTTTATCATTCTAAGACGTTCTTCGCTATCTAATTTATTTAAATGTGCTGTCCATCTTGAATCTCTTAATTGATCCTCACGCTCCTTCTGAACTGATTCTCGACTTTGGCCTGTTAATTTAGCTATAAGATCTAATTCTTTACCGTATTCTATAGTCGAACTAGTAACATTACTTTGAATTTGTTCTTGAGAAAAACCTAATCGTTTTTGCAACTTCTGATAACTAACCATCGTATCGCCGATTTCGTTAACTGAATAACCTAATCGTCTTAAAGCAAAACCTGATTCATTAGCTAACTCCTTCATTGACTTCTTAAATATGTTAGCACCTTCTGTAGTTGAACCGGCTACATATACTAGAGCTTCATTATTTTTAGTAAGCAACGACACATACGTTTGTAACGGTAATCCAGTTTCCCTAATGGATTCATTTAATTCTTTAATTCCTTTTGTGCCAATCTGACCAATAGATGATAAAGTTTGAAATGCTTTAAATCCTGCTTCTGTTTGTCCAATAGCATAGGTCATTACCTCAGTTGCGCCATCGCCAAATGCTTTAACAGCGGCGCCTGCCATTGGAAACTTAACTAGTGCTGTCGTTACTGTCCCAGCCAATGACGACATTGTATTACCGACTAATTTTACAATACCATTTAATGTAGAAAATTCACTGTTACCGGCTCCTA